CACGCTCCGCGTTGGTACTGCTGATAACGACATCAATGCCATCAAGAACATGGGCATGATCCCCCAGGGTTACACAGTTAACCACTTCCTGACCGATCCGGACGCATGGTTTATCAAAACCGACGCCCCCAACGGCATGAAGATGTTCCAGCGTGTATCGATCAAAACTGGCTTCGAAGGCGACTTCGACACCGGCAACGTTCGTTACAAGGCCCGTGAGCGTTATTCGTTCGGATTCTCGGATCCGCGCGGTATCTTCGGTTCACCGGGTTGATGTTGTAAAAAAGGGGGGTTACAAAACCCCCCTTTTGTTGTATTCTTTAGGGACTAGGATTTCGCTCGTATCTACTGACCTAGCAGACTTAGTAGAGAAGATACGAGAATGTGCTACTACACGAGGACAATATGGCAACTACTACCTTTTCCGGCCCAGTAAAGGCTGGCACAATCAAAGATACTACCGGTACCACGGTAGGAACCGACGTAGCAAACGTGGGCTATGCCCTGATGGCTCAATCCGCTGTGATTGACATCATTGGACCAACTGCAGCAAATCAAGTTGTAGCTACTGTTCCAGCAAACTCACAAATTGTAGACGTTATTTTAAACGTCACAGTTCAAAATAATGACACCACCACCGCTACCGTTGTAGTTGGAACTTCGGCTGACGCTGACGCATTTATTCCAAGTACTTCTGTTAAAACATTGGCCACAACCCGTGGAACTCTGGACACAGAAGCCACGAACGTTGGAACAATCGATCTCCAAGTTTTAGCTGACTTTGCTGCTGGAACAGGAGACGGAACAACTGGTGCGGCGACGGTTACTGTTCTCTATATTCAGAACAACAACCTCTCCTAACTAGGAGGCTCTAATGAGCTACAGTAATCTACTTGCGGTCACCAAGACCGGAGATGATGATGCAATTACCGGGCGCACGCGCGTAGCGGCTATTTACTACACCTGCCTCGGTACTGCATCGTCTTTTCAGCTAAAAAACGGAGCTACAACTGGCGCAACGACACTTGTAGACATTAAAACACCGGGTTCCGCTGGAGCCTATGACATTATTTTCCCAGACATGGGGGTACTGTTTGATAACGGTGTTTTTATTGAGTTTGCAGATGCAAACGTGGCCAGTGTTACGTTATTCTTCTACGGCGGGATTGCTGCGTAATGGCTGAAAAATCGTCCATAACTCGGGTTGGAACCTATGAACCATGGGAGCTACAAGTCTCCCGTGGGCAGATTCCTTATCACAAGACTTTGTTTAAATTTGGTTCTAACCCAGTTGTAGACGCCGCATTAGAAACAGTTTGGAGCCAAGGTGGCATTTACGTGTACCCCAGCGCTGCCACCGTGATGAAAGTATCAAGCTCAAGCGCAGCCGACACGGGTTCTGGAACAGGTGCTCAAACAGTCACAGTTAGCGGTTTAGATGCTAACTACAATGAAATTTCTGAGGTGGTGACATTAAATGGTCAGACTGAAGTTCTTACCACGAACAGTTTCATCCGTGTATTTCGTTCTTTCGTTAACACTGCTGGTACTGGTGCTACCGCTGCTGGCGATATTTATGTTGGTACCGGAACTGTTACGGCTGGGGTCCCAGCGACTGTTTACGCGAAAATCCCGTTGGGAGCCAATCAAACGCTGATGGCGGTTTGGACGGTTCCTGCGGGCTACACGGCCTACATAGACCAAGGTACCTTTTCTGCGGCAGGCTCAAACACAAACCATTCGATAAAAGGTCAACTTTGCTTTAGGCCTTTTGGCGGAGTCATGCGCGTGGGCGCAGAATTGGGCTTGGCTAGCGGTTTTGCGTTGTTTGATTTTGAATACCCTATTTCTTTCCCAGAAAAAACAGATGTGGAAGCAAGAGCTTTGGCGTTATCGGGCACTGGCTTTTACGTAGCCGCAACTTTTGACTTGATCTATATACAAAATGCCTAACGCAAAAGGAATGGGAATTAAAACCTCGGTCAAGAGCGGCAACTTCCGCTCTACCAAGTCTGGCGCGGGCATGACCAAAAAGGGCGTTGCGGCATATCGACGCGCTAACCCAGGAAGCAAGTTACAGACTGCGGTTACCGAAGACAATCCGACCGGCAAGCGAGCAACACGGCGTAAGTCGTATTGCGCTCGTTCTGCAGGCCAAATGAAGAAGTTTCCAGAGGCGGCAAAAGATCCAAATAGCCGTATTCGCCAAGCCAGAAAACGATGGAAATGCTGACATGAGCGTCGAACGAGAACTTGCCACCCACTCTGTTGAAATCCGTCATATCCAAGACGACATGGATAAAATGATGGCTGATATGAGTGATATTAAAAAATCGCTAGAGGCGATTAATTTAACTTTGTCAGAAGCGAAAGGCGGCTGGAAAACCCTTATGTGGGTGGCCGGAGCGTCAAGTGCGGTGACAAGTTTTTTTATTGGTTTATATTCATTTTTCAACGGAAGGTAAAGCCATGCCAGCAAAACCCGGCCTTTATGCCAATATCAACGCCAAGAAAAAACGTATCGCTATGGGTTCTGGTGAAAAGATGCGTAAGCCGGGAACTAAAGGCGCTCCTACTGCAAAAGCTTTTATACAATCTGCCAAAACGGCAAAGAAAGGAAGGAAGTAATGGCCAAGTTAAAAATGGTTATGAAGGGCGGTAAAAAAGTTCCAGAATTTGCTGCGGATGGGGTGGGCAAAATGAAAAAAGGTGGCGTAGCAGGCATGCACAAGATGCCTGATGGCACCATGATGAAGAACTCGGCCATGGATAAAATGGGTCGTGCAGTTAAACGTAAAACGGCAGATGTTAAAGGCCGTGCAATGAAAAAGGGGAAATAATCATGGCTGGAAAAGGAATGGGCATTGCAACCAAGGGCGGCGGATGTGTTGAGTCTGGTCCTAAAAACAAAATGATTTCAAAGACCAGCAAAACCAGCGGTCCTGTGATGATGAAAAACGGCGGGGCCGTTAATCAGCACAAGCGTATGGCTATGGGCATGATGGGTGGTGGAATGGCCAAGGGTTACAAAAAAGGCGGAATGTGCTAAATGGCAACTTCTGGTACCACGATATTTGACCTACCAATCGATGAGTTAATCGAAGAGGCATACGAGCGTTGTGGGATGGAGATGACTACGGGTCATCACCTGAAGACCGCTCGTCGATCGCTTAACCTCATGTTTTTGGATTGGGCGAATAGGGGATTAAATTTGTGGACCATTGAGGAAGTGGCTGTTAGCTTGACCGGAACTACTTCTATTACGTTGCCAACGGACACCGTCCAAGTGCTAACTGCCGTAATCAGAGACTTTTCCCAGAGCCCCGCTGTTGATATTACGATTGACCCGATAACTCGAGCAGAGTATCTAGATATTCCGGATAAAAGCACGCAAGCTCGTCCCGCTCAATATTATGTAGAGCGAACGAATATTCCAAAGGTATTTTTCTATCCGACTCCTGGAGGAGGCGGTGGACCATACCAGTTTAGGTATTACAGAATTCGACGGATTCAAGATGCTGGAGATTACACCAATACATCGGATGTAAACTTCAGGTTTTTGCCTTGCTTAGCAGCAGGTCTTGCTTACTATCTATCTCTTAAATTTAAGTCTGAAAGGACTGCCGGATTAAAGCAAATTTATGAAGAAGAGTGGGCTAGAGCCGCTGCGGAAGATCGTGAAACGGCCAGTATAAGTTTCGTTCCTCAGTTGGGGGTATGATGTGGCATACGCAACCGGAAAATTCTCATACGGACTTTGCGATTACTGCGGGCAACGTTACCCCTACAATATTCTGCGAAAAAACTGGCGCGGATTCAAGGTCTGCCCAGAAGATTACGAACCAAAAGAACCGCAACTTGAGCCACTCAAGTTTAATGGCGATGCTGTTGCTCTCTATGAGCCTCGTCCTGATCGGGTTGAGCCGGTTACTGTTTATGTTGGTTCACCTGGCGACTCAGCCTTTCAAAGTATTGGGAGTGCTAACGGGGGCAACAATATGCAGCCCTACCCGGAGCAAGGAGACGTCTTTGGTGTTGGTAATATCGGAACCATTCTTGTTGTTACTTCGTCCTCTCATGCAACTTCAGGAGTCAGTGCAACGGGCTATGTCAACGATGTCGAAGCCTCCGGCAACTCAGTGATTGTAAATACTAGTTCCGTTTCTGCCTCAAGTGCCATAGGAAATGTGTCATGACCTACGACGAATTAGTAACTAATATACGCAACTATACCGAGGTGGATGCCAATGTATTCACCAATGCGGTTATTAATACGTTTATTCTCATGACAGAGAACCGTATCCTAAGGGATATTGATTTAGACGTATTTAAGTTAGAAGTGACTGGTAATTTGACGGCGAACAATAAGTTCCTAACTGCTCCGTCGGATATATTGACCCACCGCTACATGATGGTCACAGATGGAACAGATCAAATCTTTTTAGAGTTTCGCGATACTTCTTTTATGAAAGAGTATTGGGCTGACGGAAGTGTCACTGGTGTCCCTAAATACTATTCCGTATGGGATCAGAATACTTTCTATGTAGCTCCCACGCCCACGTCCGCGTACGCGGTAGAACTTGGCTATATTTATAAACCCGCTCAATTGTCATCTACCAACACTACGACATGGGTAAGTATCAATGCCCCTGAGGCACTTCTATATGGATGTTTGGTCCAAGCTTACAGCTACACCAAAGGTCCTGCTGATATGATTGCTTACTTTAATAATTCCTATAAAGAAGCAATTCAAGGTCTTGGAATCGAGCAACAAGGCCGTCGTCGTCGTGACGAATTCCGTGATGGTATGGCTCGCATATATGTGAAATCAGAAAGTCCAGGTCCATGACAAGTGTTCCAAATCTTGAAGGAAAACGTATAGCAATAGTGGCGATGGGAAAAAGCCACGGCCAGTTCATACTAGCCAAGACCCATTCAATAGATTTTAACGAGGTGTGGGCGATCAACTCCATGGCTGGGGTAATCTTCCACGATCGAGTTTTTATGATGGACCCGGCAAGTCGGTTCTTGGACAGTGATGATTCAGGCACGCAGACGGGGATTATGGCCAAGGTGCTCAAGGAGCATAAAGGTCCTATCTACACCTGCGAGCTAGACCAGAGGTGCCCAGGCCTGGTGGAGTTCCCCCTTGAACCGGTGATGAATGCCTGCCAAACAGGGTACTTTAACAACACGGTGGCATATGCCATAGGCTTTGCAATTGCGGCAAAAGTTGCCGAAATCCACCTTTATGGCATTGACTTTTCGTACAAAGGGTATGTCCACTTCGCTGAAGCAGGGCGGGCAAACTGTGAGTTCTTGCTGTCCATAGCCATTTCTCGCGGCATCAAGGTAGGAATTGCCCAGGATTCTTCGCTTTTGGATACCAATGAACCTGTGGAAAGCAAGCTTTATGGGTATCATCGTTTAGCTGAACCCTTGGTTGTAGGTCTGGAAAATGGGCGTTTTGTGGCTAAAAAATATTCAGAGGTTAAGGATTCTTTGCCCAAAAACGACCCGATGTTGCCCCCAGAAGCTTTGAGGACCTGATATGTTCCAATTACATGCCGGAAAGATGGCTGATCCAACCGTTAAAACCAGTGACTTTGGCGGCCATTCGTGCGAAGATCTAGCAGAACTCTGCGCAGATAAAATTATTAGTGTGGCCGATAACGCTCCTCCGGCCATTCGTGAGCAGGCTAAGTTCTTCCGGGAGCGCGTTCAGAGAGCAGTCTTTGAATATCTTAAACAAGCCAAGCGGGCCGAAAGGGCTACTTGCATCCAAATTTGTGTTCAGGGCGGGGAACAAGACGCCGCCAATTTACTAAGGAGAGTCTAAATGGCTTTTACCACAACCGTAATGCCCACCTCGTTTAAGGTCGAAATCCTTAAGGGTGTGCATAACTTCTCAACCGGCTCTGGCCAGACTTTTAAACTAGCCCTGTACAACAACAGTGCCTCGTTTACGGCTGCAACCACAGCTTACACCACGACCAACGAAGTAGCGGCTTCTGGCTCTTACACGGCTGGCGGCGGTACACTGACTAAGGTTACTCCAGTATCGTCGGGTACGACGGCTTTGACAGACTTTGCTGATCTGTCTTTTACTAATCGTGTTCCCTGCAGCTACAGCAACTGGCGCAATCATTCGTATAGCGTAAGGAATGACTAGGTGGCGACCTACTCCGGTTGGGGTGGTGGCCCATGGGGCGAGACTCCTTGGGGTCAAGATGTCACTTATGTCTACCTAGAGGGGTGGGGGTATGGTGCCTGGGGTCAAACTCCGTGGGGTGAAGGCAGCGCTGGTGTCGAGGGCACCGGCGCTATTGGCACTGTCACGGTCCAAACCCAGCAAAACGCCCTTGTCAACGTCACCGGAGTACAGGCAACTGGCCAAATTGGTCAAGTTACCGTCTTCACAAATGTGGATGTCCTGGTTACCGGGGTATCCGCAACAGGATTTATTGGGCAAGCCCAAGTCACCGGAACTGCAGTCGTACCCGTTAACGGGGTGGCAGGAACTGGAGCAATTGGGAATGCCACCGTCTCGGCAGCCGTGGATGTCCTTGTTACTGGAGTCTCGGCGACAGGATTCATTGGTCAAACTGCCGTCACCGGCAGCGCTGTTGTGCCCCTCACCGGGGTCCAAGGTGTCGGTATCGTTGGAACCGTCACAGCCTCTGGATCGGCCCTCATTACCGTCACGGGAGTCTCAGGTAGCGGTGCTATTGGGACCGTTGCCGTCTCTGGCGGGGCACGTGTCACCGTTACCGGGGTCCAAGCCACAGGATTCATCGGACAAACAGCCCAAACCGGTACCGCAACCGTCCCAGTCACCGGGGTGGCGGCCAGTGGTGCCATCGGTAATGTTGCCATCACAACAGCAGCAGTCATTCAGCTTACCGGGGTACAAGCTACTGGCTTTATCGGCCAAAGCACTATTACTGGCACTGCAGTCGTACCTGTTACAGGCGTTCAAGGCATTGGCCAAATCGGTAACGTTTCGGTCGTCCAAGATTCTACGGTCAACGTTACCGGCGTTTCGGCTACTGGATTTATTGGTCAGGCCTATGCCAGTATCCCTGCCACGGTCCCAGTCACCGGGGTTCAAGGCACTGGAGCAGTCGGGACGGTCGCTGTTCAAGCAACATCTAACGTCAATGTCACGGGAGTTCGAGGCGTTGGCGCAATCGGTCGGGTCACTATTTGGACGACAGTTAATGACAATCAGACGCCAAACTGGCAAAATGTCAACGATTCCCAAGCTGGTGGTTGGGTGATCGTTAATGATTCACAATCCACAACATGGACTCAAATAGCAGCTTAAAGGAACCAACATGACGATTAACTACACCTCCCTTCTTGGCCTCGCCCAGCCAGTCACGGGTACTGAATCGGGCACCTGGGGTACGGTCGTCAATGACGAGATCACGGCCCTTGTTGAGCAGGCGGTTGCGGGCACGGCTAGCATCGACGTAACTTCTGGAAACGTCACTTTGACAGATACGGATGGGGTGTCTAATCAGGCCCGATGTGCCGTATTGCTTATTTCTGGTACGCCAGGAACGAGTCGAAACGTTGTTGCGCCCAGCCAAAGCAAAGTTTATGTGGTAATTAACGGATCGGATGCCGCAATTGTATTGAAGGGCTCTGCCACAACAGGGATTACGATTCCTACGGGAACTAAGACAATAGCGTTTTGGGATGGATCAGATTTTGTGTCTTTAAGCTCGGCAGTGTTTTCTATCTTTGGAACGTCTGCAGCAGGTGGAGCGGCTCGCTTTTACGAAGACACAGATAACGGTACCAATTATATTGGTCTTCAGGCCCCTGCATCAGTTGCCTCAAATGTCACATTTACCCTGCCAAGCACAGACGGTTCAAGCGGTCAGGCAATCGTAACAAACGGTAGTGGAACTCTTTCTTTTGGTAGTGCAGGTATTTCCACGGGTAAATCAATAGCAATGGCAATGATCTTCGGATTCTAGTGTCCCTATTTAAGGAGTAAGTAATGGCAAATCCAAATATTGTTAACGTCACTAGGTGGAACGGCGTATCCAATCGCTTCGACCATCTCAGTTCCGGCTGATGCCACGCTGATCATTACAGACAAGACGACATCGTTTTACTTGCTTGAGAACCAATCCATCGGTGCAACGGCAGGTGCGGCAAATGACCTTGTAGTGACAGCAAGTTGGGAAGAGATAAACTCGTAAGGGTTACATAATGAGCCTTCGCTACAAAGGCGGAGTAATCTCCGCTACACCACCTACGACCTCGCAGTCAGCGGCTACGGGCGTTTGGACATTGCAACAGCAACTCCAAGCACAAGGCGCTAGTCAATGGCCTATTGTGAATCCGGTTGTCACAGATTTTCTTGTTGTAGCGGGTGGTGGTGGTGGTGGAAGTCGTTCCGCAGGTGGTGGTGGTGCTGGTGGTTATAGAGAACTTACTTCTCAAATTTTGTCTATTGGCACAGCGTATACGGTTACAGTAGGTGCTGGAGGAAACGGGGCCGCAAATACTTCTGAAATTGAAGGCTCAAATGGTAGCAATTCGGTTTTTGCAACTACAACTTCCACAGGTGGCGGCGGTGGAGGTGGGAATAACCCCGGAGATAGAAACGGATTAAGCGGTGGTTCAGGAGGAGGTGGCTCAAGAACCGGAAGTGGTGGCGCTGGTAACACACCAAGCACAAGCCCAAGTCAAGGAAACAATGGTGGTGCGGGTATTGAGGCTCCGGGTTACAACGGTGGTGGGGGTGGCGGTGCTGGTGCAGTAGGTTCTGCTGGAGGGTCTTCAACTGCTGGTAACGGTGGTGCTGGTACGGCCTCATCTATCACAGGTTCAAGCGTGACTCGTGCAGGTGGTGGCGGTGGCGGTGCTTATACAGGCTCTACCGCTGGAACAGCATCTGGCGGTGGCGGTGCGGGTGGAGGCCCATCTTCAAGTGCTTCTAGTGGAACCACAAACACAGGTGGTGGTGGAGGCGGTGGTGGAGAAGCCTCGCCAAATAGCGGGGGCAACGGCGG